CGATATAAGAAAGGCTAACATGACCGTTGGTGATTTGCTTCAAAAACTAAATGGATTAGATAAATCAACTCCAATTTATGTAGATGAGGGCAAAATGGATAGAACAGCAGTGGATATTATGCGTGTTAGTGAAGCATTTATTGTTGATGAAATGACTGGTAGGGTATTTTATGGAGAAGGCGAAGAGCAAGAACCTAAATGTATTATCATTAAACCTGCTTGAAATAGAGTCGCACATTTAAAGAAGTGATTCGATGGCGACCACTGGCCTAATGTTTGAGAAGGATAAGGCTCCTATCTCTAACGAAATTCTAACTCTATTTGAAGAAGTAAGGGTTGCCTATCTTTCTGCTAGAGCAGACCCAAAAGAATACGGCTCTAGATGGAGAAAGGCTATAGAAAAAATAGAAGAGGCCTATGATAGTATTTCTCCTTTAGGAAAAGAAGTCAAAGAATACTTAGATGAACGGCATATAGAAGCCGACGATGCTAGTAGTCCTAGTAGTGGTACTGCTAAAATTATTTATGAGTCCATTAAACAAATGCGATTTGATTCGGAAAATGTAAATGACCCTTTCTCTAAAAAATTAAAAGGCAAGGTATTGGAAAGCCTACTTACTGATATTGGTATTTTTATTAAATTCATTCATTATGCCATTAGGTCAGATGATGATGCTTTAATAGAAGACGCCTACACTAAGTTTGAATACGAAGCAGACAAAATTACTGATGGTCTAGAAGGACTAGACTTAGCGGTAGAAGATGTTCCTCTATTCATAATTGAACATTATGGTGATGATAAAGATAGTAAAAAAGTAATGCCTAAATTTAAGGCCGCTCTTGCTGAATTAGAAAAGATATTTTTAAGCAATAAAAGCGAAGAAGAGTGGAAAGAGTTAGTTAGAGTAGAATTAAAGAAATCAATGAGTGCTATGATGGCTCAAGCATCAAAATTTAAACAAAGAATGGAAAACCCTACTATGAGAGTAGAAGAAAAACCCGATGTGACTCAAAATGTAGCAGTAGTTGAAATGGATGCTAATGTTTCGGGAGATTGTTGCGAACAACTTAAACAGGATTTAATTGAATTCGATAGAACAAGACTGGAAAATTTAGCAGAAACATGGGGTTCTTGGGAAGCATTTGTAAAAGATTTTAATGCTGAATATGGTGGGTCGGGCTATTCATATGATATAGAAGAAGAAGTGCAAGATTATATTGAATATCTAAATGGACTTGATTGCGAAGAACTTTATCAACGGTCCACAGGCTTACTAGAACTATTCAATGATAATTCAAAAATTAGTAATTTGATTCAAAGAACAATAGATAGATACGAAAGTTGTAATTCCTTTGGTTCGGACTTTTCGGATAAGTATGCTATGCTTAAATCTAAAAAGTCCGAGGAAGAAAAGGCCACTTCTAACTTTATTATTCCAAATAAACCAATGTACCGTATCTTTGATATTGAAGATATGGAAGAACTACAAGGTTTTTCTGGCGACTATGTAGTTCAAGAAAAGTATGACGGTATGAGGATACAGATACACAAAATTGACGGAAAGGTACAAATCTTCTCATTCAACAAACAGGACATTACAGATAAGTGTGCTGAACAAGTGGCAGAACTAAACAAAAAATCATACGGGGATTGTATTCTAGATGCTGAGTTAATTCTCTTTGACGGAGATAAGGCGTTACATAGAGCAGATACTATTTCCCATGTATTCAAAAACCAATATCCCGATGCTAAACTAAGGGCGCATGTTTTCGACATAATGAGGCATGAAGAAAAGAATTTGACAGATGAAGAACTAGAAGTTAGAATCAATACTCTGTTTAATAATTACTCTTCCAAATCATCACAGCCTCTAGAGTTCCCTTCTAAGAAAGATACTAGAATTGCAGATTCATTAAAAGATATAGAAGAATATGCTAAAGAGATTATGGAGATGCCTACGGCTGAGGGAGTTGTCATTAAAGATTTAACTTCTACTTACTTTATCGGAACTAAGAAAAACCCTAAGTGGGTTAAGTGGAAGAAATTTGTAGACCTAGACATGATGGTTCTAGATAAAAAGTCTACAAAATCTAACCTATTCTCTTACACTTTAGGAGCAGGTCCAGTACTAGAAGAAGATAAGAACACAGTAGAGATGAATGGAGTTCTTTATATGAATGTTGGAAAGGCTCTCAATACTAAAATTGATGTAAAGGTCGGGGAAATCATTAGAGTTAAGGTAGATGAAGTCAAAGAGTCGGATGGTAAATTTACTCTATTCTCGGCTAAGGTAATTGAAGTTCCCGAAGCCGCTACTCCCGACAAGATAGTTACTTTGGAGTTACTATCTAAAAACACAAAACCTTCTCTTAAATACAAAGTAGAGGCCCTAAAGAAAGGAATAACCATTACAGATAACATTCACGGTTCCGCTACTATTATTGCCAAGGCTATGGATGGTTTCACAGTATATGGATTTAATGAGAACAATTTAATGTCGAAGAACGCTATTGTTGATTTAGATATGTGGAAGCAACAAGCAGAAGATACTCTTAAAACACTACAAGGAACACTTAGAGCCGCTATTGTTAATCAAATTAAGGCTAAAGGAAGAGAAAATCTAACTAAAGGTGTTCTAGGATTAAACCTTACGGAAGTACATAATTTCCTTGTTGCTAACCATCCTAGTGAATATGAAAGCGTCCTTGATAGTAACAGAGAATCATTAGGAAATTTTATTGAGAGTTCCGAACACACTAACCTTCAAAACGGAATTGCTACTATTGATGATACCGTAGTACAGAAAGAAGTAGATTCTAATTTAGGAGAATTTAAGGTCTACACTAGAAAGGACGGTAATTTAGACTTTATTATTAATTACAAAGGTGAGAATCTATCTTGGTATATTGATTTAGATTCCGATGATGATATTTTCTCACTGTTTGGTAAAGCCACTAAGTTTCCCGCAGAAATATCCACAAACATTTCCAAAGAAAAACTAATTGACACTGGAGAAGTAGAGATTGGAGTTCAAAGACATGGCTATCATGAGTACATTCTAAATGGAAATAAGTTTGAAACTAAGATTCATTTTAGAGTAGTAGAGGATGGAGATAAACCTATGTGGATTGTTTGGACTGGGTACGAACAAAAGCCGGTAGATAAAGACACAGATGAAGGTATTTGGAATATCTATGAAGACAAATATAAGGGTCTTAAATACAGAAAAGATACCGAAGATACCGAACTTATTAAATAGTGTACTTTAGACAACAGGGTTTGAACCCAATGTCTACTATCATGACTGCAATACCGGAAACTGAGTTTTCCATATTGAAGGCATCATCGGACGAATTGATGATTGGTGGCTATGCTTCCATAGAAATGGTAGACAAGCAAAACGACTTAATTACTCTAAAGGCTCTAAATGAGGCAGTTAGTAAATTCATGGAACACAACAAGTTCCGCAATGTTATGACTAACCACTCCAATGTTCAAGTTGGAGAGGTAGTCGAATCCCACCGAGATAGTAATGGAAAACTATGGAAAACACATGTAGATGATGTGGGATTCTTTGTAGTAATTAAACTACGAGATGATATTGAAAAGGCAAAGGAAATAAATCGAGGCATTCGCAAAGGGTCATTGAGGTCTTTTAGCATAGGTGGGCAAGCACTACAAAAAGTGAAGAAACACCACGATGAATTAGGGGAGTATAGTGAGATAAGCAAACTAGAACTCCACGAAGTCACAATATGTGAAAAAGGAATCAACCCCGAAGCGAGGTTCGATATATTAAAGGAGGACAAAACAATGAACAAATTGGAAAAAGCATTGGCTGAACTAGATACTCTTCTAGAAGAAGTTAATACGCTACGAAAAGAAGAAGAAGAACCGTTGAAGGAAGCGGGTGGAAGCCCTCATCCTTTGGACGAGAAGATGGACAATGAAATGCAAGAATACATGGATACGGAAGAAGGTGGCGCAACTGAAGAAGCAAAGGCTACTACTCTTGACGGTAACGACGATGTTAATCTTGGTGGTGCTGGTGAATATATTGACCAAGCCGGACTTCAAGCAAAGAAGGAAGGAATGGTTTCTAAGACCTTCGCTAATGAAGAATTTAGTACTCTTAACCTAAGTGTTGCTAACATTGAAAAAGCATATCAACAGTACAGGGCAGAACAACTAGAGAAGGCAGGACTTACTTCCCTAGAAGAAACCTTCGCTAAGAGATTCGCTACCGAATCTAATGACCGAGCAGACATGGTTGCTAAGTCGGAATACGACGCACAATCCGAGATTGCTCAACTTACAAGCCAGTTTGCAGACCTAAGAAAGTCTCTAGAAACTGATACTAACATTCGCAAGGCAAGCGTAGAAGCCGCTACATCGACTAAGGTTTTCTCTACACAAGAGATTGCAGATATGTCTTGGAGCGATATTCATAAGGCTGTTGGCGGAAACATTTGAGGTGAATTAAATGGGATACATTAACACGATAAGAGATTTAGAAGCGGCGACATACGGACTACCTGCCTTTGGCGGAAACTCCGTATTGAAACAAGCAGGTGCAGTTCAAGGACTACACACTGCACACGACATTGCAGATGCTGGAGCAAGCAACCTTGCTGGTATTGGAACCACAACTGGTTTCTACAACCAACTATTTGGGCAAAAGGTTTGGTCTATGCTAAACCGAGAAGTGAACGCTCTTGCTATGGTTAGTAAGCGGCCTTACAACTCATCCGGTTGGAGAATTCTTAAGAGCCGACCCTTTGGTGGTTCGGACTCTAAACTTGCAGTTGACATTACTGGTGATACTAGCGGAAGCGGTGTTGTTGGTATTGGTGGCTCTGCGCCACACGCTGACCAAATTGGTGGTGTTCCGGAAAACGCAGGACTTTCTACTGCGGCAGATGGACTTGGCTCTATGGCCCCAACTTACGCTCAACTCTTTATGAGTCCTAAGACTATTGCACATCAGTTCGATATTTCCGAACTCGCAATGGAAATGGCTCAAATTGATGATGGACTTGGAGACATTCGTTCTATCATTCGTGAAGACATGGGTAAGGCACACGCAGAAGCACAAAACAAGATGCTCCTTATGCCTCTTGGTGCTTATGGTGAAGCGGCGGCTCTAGCAGACATTGAGCGAAACTACACTTCCTTGATGAAGGTAGTTTCAAGCCGAGCAGAACTTCTTGCTGGTGATTCTACTGTTCTTTGGACTGATGCGGTTGCCGCAGACAACAACCTTGGTAAAATCTACGGTGAAGAGCGACACACCGGGCCATCATTCCTTGATGCAGAAGTGGACTTTAACAGTTCTTACGCCGCATCTTCGGTTCGACCACTAACTCTTACTTTGCTTAACAACATGATTCGTAACTTGCGAATTGCTGGTGGTTCTCCAAAGGTTATCTTGACTGGATACGATACTATCCAAGCAATTGCAGACCTACTACAGTCTCAAGAGCGATTCATGGACCGCAAAGAAATCATCCCTACCGTGAACGGTGTTCGTGGTATTAAGGGTGCAGAAGTCGGTTTCCGTGTGGCAACTTACTACGACATTCCTTTGATTCCGGTTAAGGATATGCCCGCTACTGCTAACTCTTCGGATACTACTGCAATTAGTGATTTGTTGTTCTTGGACACAGACCACTTGTGGCTATCGGTTCTTAAGCCTACTCAATACTTTGAAGATGGTGTTTCTAATGGGAACCCATTCGGTGTTGGTCGTCTTGGCAACCAAGCACTCTACCGAACTATTGCAGAGATTGGCTGTTCCTTCTTTAAGGGACAAGGCAAGATTACCAATGTGGCTTGAGGTGGTAAAGTGACAAACACTGTTACTTTAATCGCTGACCATAAAGGTATAGCAAAGCCATTCGTTGTGGGACACCAATATGTCTCACTAGCGAGTGTTGCTATTTCGTCTTACCGAACAGGTTCTCCTGCTACTGCGGCTAACCAAACCCTTGTGGCGGCTGATGCTGACCCCGATACTATAACAAGAGCGGCTGGTAATTTTATTACTGACGGATTTGTTGTGGGTGACTACGGAACTTTGTCGGACTCAACTACTGCCAATGATAAGGTCGCTTTTAGAATTGCTACCATAACGGCTACTGGAAGTAACGCTGGTCGTGTTCTAACTGCTGACCCTGTTGGTACTTCCGGAACGCTTGCGGCTGATAACGGAGGCAATGAAGAATTTACCCATGCTGGTGAAAAACTTCTAGCGGCTGACTTTGGATTGGCTACCTTCACACAAGTTGAGGTTTCAAACCCATCTATGCTAAACTTCAATTACACTGTGGGAGCCATCAGTTCGGACGGTACATTCTGCTATCTTTACTGTACTAAACTAGGCTCTGTTTTAACGGACGGCGTAGTTGCTTTGGCAGAAAATGTAGGGACTGTTACAGTTCGTGCAACAGGACTTCTTTGAGGTGTTTGTTTGGCAACAATCCGTTTAAGTGAGTCTTGTACGGTTCCAACCATGAGGCTACGAAACGGGGCAGAAGGTTTTATGGAAGTAACGAAGGTCGAAGATGTTAAAATCTCGGCCTTCGTTGCTTCACATTACATTGGTGGTAAGAACTGTACGGTTGAATTTACTTCCGAGGATAGAGAAGATATTGAAAACCTACCTAGTCGAGAAAAGGCTATGTTGTCAAAATATCTTAGACTACCTCAAGAGGCACTTGCTAACGCACTAGCCCCTCTACCTCCTAAGAAAACTGTTCCAGAAAAGTTGAAGGCGACTGCTAAAAAAGCAACTGCCAAGAAGCCTGTCTCTAAAAAGACAACAAAGAAGACAGAGACTGCACCTAAGACAGAAGAATAGTTCCGCAACCTTCAATAAGAAGTTGTGGCTAGCCTTAGACATAAAAGGTGAGATTATGGCAGATACTAGCAGAAGTAGTGGGGTGTTGGGCGCAAGCGCAATTATCTCTAAAAACCAATGTAGACTTAAGAGCATTCACGCTAATTTAGTGATTGTTGGTAATGCGGCTGTGACCGTCAAGGTATTCGACGGACAGGACAATAGCGGTACTGAAATTGCTAGAATTCACAATACAACTACAGGACAATACAACCTAGAATATGACATGCATGGTGTTCTATGCACTGGTGGTATATTCTTGGAGATTGCAGAAACCAGTTCTTCCACTGCACACATTTCAGTGGAATTTAATTGAGGTGATTACTTGCCAGCACTAAATCATGACACTCGTTTGATTATGACTATCCTATTCGTAGGTACGGTTAGCGGAGCAAATGTTTTCTTTTATGCTAAGTTCGGTCTTAATTTCCCGTACACTATCTTGATGCATGGTGTTTTATTTGGGCTAATTACTGTTGGTTCTATCATGGTTATGAAGGCACTATTTGACATGGCACTCAATGATAAAATCGAGATGTGGCTTTTAGATAGAAGAATTAGTGCTTATTGGCAAAGAATCGCTAAAGATGAACAGCAGAGAAAGAAAATGCAAGACTCTTTGAAGACTTTCCAAAGTGAAAACGGTACTTCTAGAATACCTCAAATAGCCCCCGTATATGAAACAGAAGGTGTTTCTTCCGACTTTTTAGCCACCCTACAATGAGGCGGTTAAATGTTAGGATTTGATGAATCTACAATTGCTTACGACCTACAAAGAGCGCACTCAGCCGACATTTGGTTGATGCAAATTAGGTTTTGGTTTTGGGGTTTAACTTGCGTGTTTTCTTCTTTTTTAGTTGGAAACATAATGGGCGTTTTTGAAATAAATGTCATGGGTTGGCTTATCAATAAAACAGTAAATCTTTGGGATTACCTTTGGCATTGAGGGATTATATGTCAGTACTAGCCGGATTTGCAGTAGTATGCATAGAGGCTACAGTGGCATTTTACAAAAGAATACACGCAATACAGTTTGGAATATATGGGGCTACAATGGTAGGTAAAACTACTCTTCACCATCAGTTGCGTACTAGAGGGGAAGTTCCCGACATAAAACAGAGAACTGTAGGAAAACAAAGAGCCACTAGAAAAGTGATAAAATTAGACGGTGATGTTCACACTGTAAAAACCGCAGATATGGGCGGTGAAGCGATTTATTGGAAACAGTGGATGCAAGACATAAAGAATAGAAATGTCAAGTATGTTATCTTCGTAATAGACCATAGGCACTTAGATTCACCTGCTAATTTAGACCACCAACTGGCATGGAAATTTTTAGTAGATGGTATTTGTAGTGATAAGTGGCCCAACGGAAAAAAGAAAAAGAACAATGATTATCCTTTGGCTGTAGGTATTTGGGCAAATAAATATGATATTTGGGGAGAAAAATATAAGGAAGAAGGTGACATAACTAAACACTCTATTTTTTCATCTTTAAAGTACGGTATGCAACAACTTAATGACAGGGGAATACCTACACACAAATACATAGTGTCGGCTAAATCACAGCCGGAAATGGTCTACAAAGGCGTTACTACAATGATAAAGGACTACTGATATTATGTGGGAAGATATACTAAAGAAGCCTTTCCATATACTTGACGGGACTAAACTTAATACATACGATGAGGTTTTTCAAGGAGTTCAAATTAAAGGAGAAACTAGGTATTGGACATTTAATTTTGATGAAGCAGTAGAATATGCCTTTTTTGGTAGCAAACAAGATAGTACTCCTAGAGATGATGGAAAGCCAATGGTATTCCGAGCAATTCCTAGTAAAAAATTCTATTATTTGTTGGCTGATAAAGAATATGGGGATGGTGGCATGGGTAGAGGCATAGAGCCGACCTTTGAATTAGGAGAGGATTACTTTAAAGATGCTACAAAGGAAAAGGTTTCCGATAAAAGGGTGATAGAATCTATGCGTAAAACAATAGAAGGGAATAGACTTCAAGGTACAACAAGTGCTACTATGGATAATGCAAAAGAACATTTTGAAGAAATGCTAAAGTATTTTTAAATAGAAACTTATACAAAGAAAGGACTGATATTATGTGGCAAGATATTCTTAAATCACCTTACAAAATACACTCGACTACTTATGATTCTTTAGATGATTCCCCATTAGAAGATTATGTTCATACCTACAGTAAATTGTTCCAAGGAACGCAGGGAGAAGAAGATACCGGATATTGGACTCCTTCTTTAGATGAGGCATTAGTTTATGCTATTTTTGGTTCTTCTAAGAGCGGCTTAAAACTAGAAGATAAGCCGAGCATAAAACAATCTGTAAAGACTAATAGGCAAATTGACTTAGAAGGAGATAGAGAATATACTGATTATAGAACCATAAACAACAAAAAGGAATTGGGTATGCCTAGGGGGTTCTCTCACGATGAGAATATAGAATACAAACAGTTACCCGACAGCAGAGTTAAAGAAATGATATTAGATTTAAGAAATGAAGTTGATAGCGGATTGACTCAATTAAATGCAGAATATATCTATTCTGCCATTGGGTTTTCTATTAATAATGAAACTGAAAATAAAATCATTTATCACATAGACGAAATATTAGAAAGGTATTTTTGAAAAACAATCTAAATAGAAACCTATAGAAAGAAGTACAACAACCGAGGAATAACTATGTTTCAGCAACCTAACTTAATCGCTAACAATCCCAACCTAAGTAGTGCTTTTTTGCCGCCTCTTGTAGCCGCAAGAGCGGCAGGTCCAGTAGATGAGTATTCTTTCCTACAAATTAAACCTAAGAAAAAATTAAAGGAAATTATTAAAGTACTAAAAGCAGAAAAAAAGAAGTTCCTATTTATCAAGTATGGTTGGAAATTTAATCTAAAAGATAGGTGCGTTGTGTGCGGTGTTCACCATGTATGGGATAGTGGGGATTACATGAGGCCCCCTTTACCTCTAAGTCATGTATCTAAAGGCCGCCCAATGCGAGGAACTTATTGTCCTAAACACGCTACACACCACAGACAAATGGAAATGCTACAACAACAAATACTCGCTGACGAGCATGGTTTAGATTTTAAAGCATTTATGCCAAAACCAAGAATGCCCCAAGTTTTATCTAAGGGGCCGCTTACCACGCTATCAAAGGCAGATGTTATTTCGCTAGTCGGAGCGGGTTGGATTATTAATTCACCCGAACCAACTACTGATGAAAACAAATTAGAAGAAATCATTAGACTGACTGACAGAATTAGAACAGACAGTGAAAGAATGAATGCTTTGATAACTAAGAGGGATGAATAATGGGCGTTTTTGGAACAAGCAATGGGGCAGTAATGGGTGCAGTTCAAGCACAGAATGATACTCAATTTAAGACAGTCAACAACTTACTTTCACTTCAAGAGAATCATGTTGAAGAGTTCTTTCAATATCACGGAGAACTGTTTTTAAGTTCACTTGAGAAACTTATGGAAGATGTTATTCAAAGGAGCGTTAGTCAAATGCTAACTAAGTTGGAGTTTTACCAAGACTCTACTACGGGCAACATGAAGGTAAGTACCGATAGTCTAAGAGAATATGAAAAAATTACTCAAGAAAACATTGACTTGGATATGAGTGCTATTCTACAATCGGCCATCAATACGGAAGTCATTAATCAACGAAAGATGGCAAAACAACAGTATCTAGAATCTCAAGGTTTCAGTTCACCACAAGCAACAGGTGGAATGCAACAGCAACAGCAACAGCCCATGATGGGTACGCCACAAATGACTGGAATGCCTAATCAACAAGTACAGCAGGGCGCTTATGGTGCTACAGGGCTGGCTATGAACAACGGTAGTGGCTATCCTATCCCTCCTAGTGGACAAGACAATTACGGAAGACCGTATTGGATTGAACCTTCCACTGGGCAAATGAGTTACGAACCTCCACAAAGCGGCCTACACTTGGCACAAAAAGCACAGAAACTTGCGGCTTGGGGCAAGTGGCTAATGTGAAGGTGATTTACATTGGTCAATTTTAAGATTACTCCCAACAGAACCTACGATTTAGATAGTGGGACACAATTAAAAGAAGACCTTGTAAATTTTATTTTTTCAGAATATCTACCCGATAGTGAAATAAGTATTCTAGACTTTATAGAAGAACTTGATGGAATAGAGGCTAATGTTGGTGAGTTTATTCAAACACTAAATACTTCTATTAGTGAGATTACAAGAACACAAATGAACACTCTTTTAGACGAATATAAATTGACTAATAAAATACAAAACATATCAGAAGTTGAAGTTAATATACAAGACAAAGGTACAAAAGAAGACCACCCTATATTTGAGCCAGAAAAAATTACTCTAACCTTTAAAGAACTAGAATCTAAAACAGCAATTGAGCGACTTAGTGCGCTCGGAGCATTCTCTAGAGATTGGAAAACTCCAATGACCAGTGAAGATGCAGATAAGGCAGTAGATAAAATAACTGGAGAGAAGAATAAAAGAAAGAAGAAAAAACACATGGACCCGGAAAATGTGGATGATTTGGAAGATGCGCTCTTACCCAAACTAGCAGGCATGCTAATTGAAAAGTTAAAAGGTTCAGTTGAAATAGCCCGAGATAGGAGGGGAGTTTCTGCTCAATTCAACCTCGAAGAAGACAAACTAAGATTGCTAAAAACGCAAGGAGTGCCTGTCAATTACATAGGGGGAACCCCTACTACGGCTAGATATAGTAAAGACACTATTGGTGATAATAAATCAACTAATCTAAAAATAATCGAAGAAGGAGAACCAAATGTTAAGGATATTGCTAAACTACTAGGAAAATACATACCGACAATATATTCATTAGATAGAGTCAATTCTTTTTCCATAAACATTTCGGATGCAGAATATGTAGAAATAGGGGAAGTACAACCTTACACTAAACAAATGAAACTACTTAGAAAACTGGTTACAAAACTTAGTAAATCATATGCGGAACTTAGTGAAGAAGAACTTGAAATAATAAATGGCTCTGGTATTATTAGCCTAGGCGGAAGAAACCTAAAGGGCATAATAATGGACCTTTCCGAAATGGCAACGCTACTAGACCAATTAGAAGAACTAGATAAGAATAGTTCCCAAGACATTAAAGAAATTAAAACGGTTACAAGTGAACTATCAAAGTTGGACACGATACTAAAAAACTTTAGAAAACTTGTAGAGGAAGAAAAAATTAAAAGCGCACTTAAGACTAAACTTAAAGGCGGAACAAAATTAGAAAAATATATCAGTTCAAAGGTAAAAGTCACAGAAACAGTTGAGAAAGGGTATGCGATAGGGGCGACAGAAAATTACACTCTTACTCGATTAACGCCTGTTATGGTTGGTGAAGGCCAGTCGTCGGGTGAAGACTACCGAAAAAAGAAAACTACTGTGGGCCAAGCAAGGAGAAACTCTACGCTATTTATTAAACCGGGCGAAACCCTAGCACAGTACAAAGAAAGGATGAAGGATTTAGGAATGGAACATATTTTGATACCTAAGATAGATAATCTAAATGAATACCAAGAAGAATCTCAAGCATTTTTATATGAAATTACCGATAATATATCGGAGTTAATTTCTGCTTCCGACGAACTAAGAAATAAATACAGAGAATTAGGAGGTAACTAAAATGCCAGTATCATCCTCCCCTAGTGACTACACCACCATAAACCCAAACTACGGTACGGGTAATGGTTTTTATACCGATATTGGAGCAGTTTCCGACCTACTACAAGTCACTCCTTTTACTTCGGGAACTAATCCTTCTGCCGCTCAAGTAGGGTCTATTATCAAAAGAATAGAAGGTATGGTAGATGAGAAAATAAACCGCTCTTATCGGCCTATTATTTGGAAGAATGAATTTAAGGATTTTGAATTTACTCGCCATCCAATTATGTCTTACTATGGTGGGTATGTTGGTTTCATTCAACTGTCACAAATGAAGGTTAGAAAAATTGTTAGTCTTAGAGTATGGGAAGGAAACAACTATCGAGAACTGGCATCAGCACAGGCAAAAATAACCCTGCTGGAAAACTACCGAGAATTGTATTCCTTAACTCTACAGTTACCTAACGGTGGTGTTTCTTTCCCTCTACTTGCAGAAGGAACAGTTTCTAATCTAGCAACTGATGAATTCTGCACTACCTTTGGAATTAAGACTACCAATGATGAAATAGATGCTCTAATTAATGAAAAGTTTCCCTCCAGTACATCCCAATTTACAGGAGCAACTGCACCAAAAGAAGTTACAGTAGATAACCTAAATGTTTCCGACTTTTTCTTTTCACAGAAAGACGACCAAGACGGCACTAATCTTCTAATTGCCTCTCTTCTTTCGGGAGATGATGGGGCAGGTTGTTCCCTAAAAGCATCTATTCAACAGTCTTGTTCAGTAAGCAATAATAGCACTGCTCTAACTGTGGCGGATTCATCTAGAATGATTGTAGGAATGGAAGTGACGGGAACCAACATTCCAGCCTCTACTACTATCTCTAGTATTAGTGACGCAACAACAGTAGTAATGTCTAAGACTGCTACCAACAGTGCCTCAATAACTGCCACCTTTACCACCACAGAAAACATACCTACTGTATGTAATTTAGTGCAATTCACAGATAAAGAAGACATGAAACGGCTTGGTGATTTTTGGACTATTGGGGATGATGGTAAGATATTCTTTATGAAGAAATACCCATTCCACAATAAGAATTCTATTATTGTTTCCTATATTGCAGGTGACGGTAGAGTACCAGCAACAGTTCACGAAGCCACTACCAAATTAGTGGCGGCAGAAATACTGCGGCATGACGACCAAACTATTATGATTGCTGAAACGGGAGCAAACATTTCGGTAAAAGAAAAGTATGATTTGCTTAGGGCAGAAGGTCTTGCACTAATTGATGGCAAGAAAGATTTAGTTTATATCTTGGATTGAAGGTGATTTTTTTGGTTATGAATCTAGTTTCCGAAGCCAAAAAAATAGTCGAAAGACACCAAAAAAGAAAACAGGATATGGAAGTAGTATCTCAACTACTAGGAATTGATATTGCGTTTTCCGAAGAAGAGATTGAGAAATTCATAACAGAAGATATTGAAAAGTACCTCGCTAAGAAATTTATGGAGAGTGTAACATTTGGATGAAGTATCTCTAATGTTAGATTTGATAAACAGTGGTTGGTCTAGTTCTTCTACTGCTTTAGACCAAGCAGGAACTATTGCATCAGCAGTAGCAAAACCTAATCTAATTGATGTTAGAACCTTGGAAAAAGGAAAGGGAGTTAGGTATGACCTTTCTAGCAAAGATGTGGTTATGGTGTTTGAAGACAGTAACTCAATAGAATATCCTACTGTTCTGTATGATGTTAGGAATGAAATTTATTCCTTTACTTTGCATCTTAGATGCGTTCATGATGAAAGAGCAGTAGGTACATCTTTTACTACTGGCGGAGGGTCATACTCCACTGGTAATACTAACATGACTCTATCTTCCACTACATCCATAGCAGTAGGAATGGAAGTTACTGGCACTGGAATTCCTGACGGCACAGTGGTTTCATCCATAACAAACAGCACCGTTATTGTCTTATCAAATACCCCAACAAAAACAAGAAGTGGGCAGACTATCAAATTTAATTCAAGAGATAGTAATTACGGAAGAGATAGGATTAGGTCTTTATACTTGATTCTTCGTCATGTGCTTGAGAGCAAACGGCGAGGGTATGTTGCGAGTGATGGTTCCGGCTTTAGTTTAATAGAAGTGGGTGGCAGAAGTGAAGCAAATGACCGAAACAAGCGACTCTTTGGATATAAACTAACAGTGGAAGCAAAGAGATACGCACAGACAATCCCCTAGTAAGTTTGTAAAAGGGAGAGGGATTTTATGACGAACAATAATATATTTTTAGGAAGCGGTGCATCGGTGACATTTGTCCCCGAAGTTGATTTTACATTTAAGGGAACTGCCGGAACCGGAAATACTATCGTGACAATGGATAGTGCTTATAGTGCAAATGGAAAATTCCTGTTAGTCAATAATCTATACCAAGGCTGTATTTTAGAATACTATGACAATGCTTCTGCACTCAATGGTGGCGGAGGTCCACTATCGGGAGCGGCGGCAGGAACTATTAATTCGGCTATAGTCAAAACTCCCGGAACAGATGTTACTGCTTCTCAATCAATTCTAACATACACTTCATCCGGTGTTTTTACACATACTAATGCGGCGGGAACAGCAGATAATGAAACTGTATCGGGTCTTTCTGGTGGTTCGGGTGCTGAATTACTTCTTACTCTTTCACCACATACTGTCGATATTACTATGACTGTTTCTGCATCGAATTCCGCAAACTACCAAACAGGGTTTATTGAAATACACACGGCAACTACTACCGGAGATTATATTTTTGGAATAGTTTTCGATACTCCTAGCGGCGCTACTAATGACGGGGCTACAATGGATGATTTTGTAGAAGTTAATATATCAAACAACCAAACTGCCGTTCAAATAGCAACTGCAATACAAGCGGCTATGACTACTAAAATAAATTCGGGAGACTTAGCCCTTACAGTAACTAGAGCAGGTGCTAAACTTAGTATTGCTAATACTGTTGGTGGATTTGTAAATTCGGGTAATATGATAGTTATGGCTGATTCTGGAGGTGCAGTTACAGACTTCGGAACTATATCAAATGATGTAGACGGAGGTATTGTTACAGCAGTATCAATTACAAATGCTGGAACTTCTATTAGCGGTACGGGTGATTTGACAATAACTTCGGTTGATGTAGACCCCGTTATTACACTAAATACGACTAACTCGACAGATGTTGTGACTGCCCCAACTTCAATTCATAGAATAACCTCAAACACTTCTAGTACTCTTACCATTTCACCAGCAATAAGTACCACCATAACAGTGAGTGCCACTAATGACTTTTTCGTACTAAAGAGATATGGCGCACCATTACCTGCTCCGGCCTCTACTGCTGTCAAGCGTCTAGCGGCAGACAATTGGTTAGGTGTTGTCGATTCACTAACTTTCCCCGAAAATGAAATAGAAAATAAGCAAGTCAATCTTATGGTTGGCGGTTCTAGAAACTACACATACCAATACAAAGGAATTGAAACCGCAGGGGCTACTGATTTAGGAGTCATGGCAAATCACGGTGCTTGGCTTTACTATTTCTTTGGTAAGGCTACTGTTAGTGCTACTTTGGATTCTAGTGATAATGCGGATAGCGATATTGCGGCGGATACTGCGGATAAGTTCTATCTAAACCCCGACAGAAGTTCAACGGGAAACCATAGACAGGCTCCACTATTCTATCGCTCTATTGGTACTATTCTTACTCCCCCAGTTTCAGCACTAGACGACCAACATACTGACTTAGATTTACTAACTGCTCCTACAGGCAATGCTACTTCTATCACTAATCCAATCACTTACACAATGACAGAAGAAGATGGAGATAATCTACCATCGTTCTCTTTGGAACAATCGTTTTCTAAACTCTCATCTAGTAATACCTACAGAACTGAAACAGGTGACGATGATGAAACAGAAAACTTCGTTAGAATTGCTAGAGGAAACCGAGTCAATACTCTCAACCTCACTGCTAACGAAAACGAAGAACTCAAGATGAGCATGAACTGCATGGTTCGTTCAATTCACAACCTAGAAAAGACTGAATCCTATGAGGCTAGAAGGGGAGTCACTGCTGAAACTTCTTTCATCAACTATGATTCTACTGATTCTTTCCGAGAACCATTCTTCTTCTCCGATGGACAAATTAAGATGTTCGGACAACCGTTCTTGAAGATTACTAGTTTCAGCCTAGCCATGAACAATACTCTTACTGATAAGCGATTTATTGGAATTGGAAGTCGTGGAGTTAAGGATGCTATTCCAGCACAAAGAACTTACGAAATGACTTTCAGTGCTATGGTCACTGATGATGCAATGTATAATGAACTAGTCAATACTTCGGAAACTACAAATAGCCAAGTTGAATTAGTTTTCACAAAGGGCAACGGAGAAAAGATTACTCTCAAGTTTAGCAACTATTTCTTAACTTCTAACTCTTGGCCTATGCCGGAAGACAAAGGGGCAGTTATTATTGAAGGCACTATTCAAGCAAGAAGTTTGCATACCTGTGAGGTCATAACACATTGGATTTTACAAGGATGATTGTATTCCACCAACACCGTTTGTTTGTTTGTTGGTTTTGAAGGTGGAGAAAACTATGGAAAAAACTGTAAAAGATAAAAGTGTGCTATTTGCACTACAAGAAGAGAAGTGTCACGAATTAAAAGTGTCACCGGAAAGCGACGAATATCTCAAGGTTTGGGTAAGAGAACCAACATGGCTAGAAGTAGAACAAGCCATGACAACCTTGATGAAAGTAGATGGAAAGAATCAAAGTTTTGAAATTGATTTGAACGCCATGTATCGTTACTTAGTAGAGAAGTTTGTTGTTCGTACTGAACCAAGTCTTTCCACTCTAGAACTCATTAGACTCACGCCGTATATCGGCTCGCAACTGAAAGAAGTGCTACCTAACCCAATGGAATCACTAGCCGAGGATTCAGCAAAAAACGAAGAGTGAGAGATGCCCTTAATGGCAGGAGTAAAGACCCTGCTATGGCATCTCTCTTAATCACCTATACATTGTCTAGTGCATTATCAATAAGTCCCTTAGAAGTGATGCAAATGCCAGCAAGTATGGTGATGGACTTTTTGTATATACACAGAAATGTAGAAGAACTTAAAGCCGAAGCAATGAATAAGGAAATGAATAAGGCGAAGTGATACTATGGCTGAATTGAATCTTGAAAGGCTCGGCACAGGTATGGGGGCCTTGGTTAAAATTCAAAAAGAGATGCTTACTATTCTAAGAGCATCTAGTACTGCTATGAAAGCACAAAGCAAAGCAATGGAAACTTTGGGGGAATCTGCTAAAAAAACTACTGAGGAAGTAAAGGAAGTAGAAACAATACTTAGTAGGTTTATTGGTAGTACAGATAAGGGGTTTTTAAGAAGAACTACTGGAGGGGCTGGTTTCTTCCACAAAATGATGTATGGTGTTCCGGGCTATTTTATCTTTAAAAATCGTATGGACGGATTACTATCCGGAATTGATAAGTTTATTTTGAAGCCTTTAGCGGGAGGTAACAAAGAGGGCTTTATAGGTAAGGTTCTCTATGGAGTTGGTGGTTCTTTTAGGAAACATAAAGAGCAAATAGAAACCGTGATGGAATTGGCAAACGGCCCCATTTCAGGATTCCAAGGCCCTGCGTTTCAAACTAGAAAGAATAGATTGCTAGGTACTGCTCCCCAAGGGCCAGATAGTTTAACCCTAAAGAAATTCTTTACTCAATCTAAATTAGTCTCTTTTATTTCTAAGAGTTCAATTGCTGTTAAAAAGGAACTCAACAATAAAAAGAAGTTGTCACGATATAGGTCGTGGTTGGGTAGTAAGGGGGTGTCTTTTGCTAAAAGAACAGACAAGGTAATGAAAAAGGCAGGTATGTTCTTTGCCGTATCTTTATTGTTATTTGGTAAATTAGCATTTGTAATATTTGCTGGACTAGTTGCATTGTTTTTATTAGTTAGGCTATTAAAAGGTCTAGGATTAAATGGTAAGTCGTTAGAAAAATGGGCTAAAGGTATTCTTACAGTTGTTACTGGAGGATTAAAACTAGTTGCTTCGGGGATTGGTGCAATAGTAGAAGGAGGTATAGCGATGTATGAGGCTATATTTCAAGGCGGCTCATTGACAGATGTATTTGATGCATTTTTAACAATGGGATATGGTCTTTTGGAAGTCTTCGGGGGATTACTTCTCATATTATTTTCCCCTCTTTTGGGTGCAATACAGGCTATTGTAGGTGATTATGGTAATTCAATAGAAGAAAAAGTTGTAACAATGATAAATCTATTAGGTTTTGGCATGATAGTAGTGGGCGCAATTTTAACTGGTCTAGTCCTTTTCGCATTAGCGACTGGCGCGATAGCGACTTTTGTTGCGGCGCTTCCGTTCCTTCTAACTGGTTTGTTTGTAACGCTAACTGGAGCATTTCTTGCGGCAATAAACCCATTCGCAAACGGTGGTGTGACTAAGAGCGGCCTCTCTTTAGTTGGAGAAAGAGGTCCAGAATTAGTAAGACTACCAAAAGGAAGCCGAGTACATTCTAATCAAGAATCTAAAAGTATGGTTAGCAGTGGTGGTGGAAACAACATCACTGTGAATGTCCAAGGCAGACTAGGAGCCTCGGATAGTGAACTAAGGCTGATTGCTCAAAAAGTAGGGCAAATGATTAACAAAGAAATTAACAGAAGTACTTCTTCTAGGACAACAGGAATTTGATATTATGAGTAGTTTAGACCATGTAGTTTTCTTAAAATTCGGAGCCTATCAAGTGGCAGACCTATCAGTAAATACCATACCTTTGAAAGTTACTAGCGTAACAATAGCAACAAATAAAACAATACCTTCGGTTGATGTCCCTCTATCTGGAGCATTAAGTGGAGAATCAATTACTGCCGCATTGGATTTAGGTATGGCTTCCAAATCAATTACACTACAGGGATTCATTACTGATACTGTGATTACAAAAACTTGGGAAGAAGATGATGCGACTACAGGAAGTAAAATATATACTCCTATCGAAGTAGCGCAGATGATTCACTCTAGCGTAGACTCTACTGGATTACAACCCTATCAATCAGTGAACGAGTTATTGTTTTTGTATGATTCTAAGGTAGATGAAAAGGGAAGACAAAGGGGAGTAGATGCAGGAGCAGGTACTTCTACTTCGGTTTCAATACCTTTCAACTATGCCTCTAGGGGTGCAGATTCAACTCTTGATAACTATGGTACAGTTATTTCTAGTCCCTTCCCTACGGCAAGTACTGACGAGGGCCTAAAGGGGTTCATACGAAATTTCGATTGTACTATTGATTCAGAAACAATAGACATTAGTTTCTCCATGACATTTGAAATTGCTAAGATTTTCCCTAATGGCAAGATAGCCACAACTATAGCAGATGCAATTTCGTGAGGTGATTAAATGTATAGAGTACTGACAGGAAAACAAAGAAGTTTGGTATTCCCTGTTATGTGTAATGGTCACATAAAAGTAGACTACTCAGATAATACTCCTAGAGGACAAGACAATACTTTTGGTTCGGGTACTGACGATGACGATATTACTCATGGAGTTTGGTCATTAAAAGATTCTTTTACTATAGAAACTACCGTTACGCCGTATGATGTTAATGGTTATGGAAGGCACAGTGTAGGTAGTCTGTCCGGTGTATCTACTGATTCTAAGAAAGTAATGCCAGCAATAGAAATAGACGATACTCAAACTAACTATGTTTCCAATTATTATTTATCTGAGGTGGCGAAGAGAACCCATGAGATGATTATTTTTCACAGTGCCAATGCTAAACTCTCATTAATAAATACTACACTACATAATGAAAACCAACCCGCAGAATACAAAATTAGTTTTTCTGTTACTATTGGTACTACTACTAGTACTATAACCAGTGATGCAGTTATTTTGCCTTCTAGTGGAATTAACTGGAATTTAGCCAGCCATACTGATAACTCTTACCCTAAAGGAATATTTAATTCGGCTGGAAAATATACTCATGTTTATGGTAAAACAACACTATCAAGCGGTAATAGTGGTAATACTTTGGCGTTCGTTTCTACCGCCAATGATGTATTTCACAAAGACCAAGAACTATTCATAAAAAATGGATTTGGTTTTACTTCTCTAGGAACTGTGGCCTCTGCTCCTACTAGTTCCTCTCCTTTTACTGTCACTCTAAATACTTCACAGTCTACCGCATTTAATTCTACGGACATTTACATTAAAGCACCAATGAACCCATCTTATATTGAAAGTTTTAATCACATAGCCGCTACTTATGACTCAGTTAGCAAAACGATGAATATATATTTTGATGGAAATAAAATTACCAGCGGGCTTCATAGTACTGGGGGTAGTTTTGTCATGGATAAGTCGGATTTATTCTTAGCCTCTAATGGAAACGGAAGTACTGGGGCAGACAGTGCTACTGCCAACAAACAATTTATGGGAGAGTTGCATGAGTTCTCAATTTCTTCGGGAGCAAAGGATTCGTTCACTACTTTTAGTTTAACTCCTAGATATGCTAATACAATGCTCTATTTTAGATTTGAAGAGGTGGACTTGTGACCGTTCATGTTATGAGAAAAGGCACTACTGTTAATCCTACTGTAGTGGCGACTTTAGGAAACGCAGGAAACAATGTCAATTTTGATTGCCCTACTAATCCAATAATACATGACACTGACACTCTTACAGATGTAGATAGAATGTTTTGTTATATATCAGAAGATGATTCTAACAATGACACTTTTATTCAACAACTCCAAGGTTCAGATTCCGCAGGTACGCAGTACTTAAATCTAGAAAGAACTACCGGCTATAGAATAAAATGCTTTGACACCGTTACTAATTCTGGAATTAGATTTAATTCAGTGAATTCTAGTTCCAACTACTATGTTCTCTTGAACTCAGATAACGGTCTAACTCATCACTTTGCCAGAATTACTCAATTCACTACTGATGATGTTTCGGGAGATAGTTTTGAGTTTGAACCTAGACTAGGAACTTCTATTCCAGAAGATGCTAAATTTATAGTATTCAAGGGAGATGATATTTCTGAAACTAGTATTGTAGCAGTTAGTGCTGGTATATTGGCTACTTCTATAACCGCAGGTTCAACATACAGATTAAATAAATCACTAATATGTTCTACTCCTTTATTCTATTTCCACAATGATAGGTTAGATAAAAATAACGAATTAGACCATAGTAAGAAGTATTTCATAAAATACGATTCTTCTAATTTATCAAATGCTACTGTTAATTCTTTTACAAATAACACTTTCATTACTACTGCGGATTATACATTCGCAATAAAAGACTATAGTAGATTTGAAACGACTAGCCTACTAGTTGATAATCTACAAACTCTAGACGACCCTAGAAACTACTCTAGTACCAAACAGACTTCTAATGAAGGGCTAACCTTGGCAAACAATAATTTTACTGGTTATGATACTTCATTCTACCATGCTCGCCGTGATGATGATAACGCCAAATCTAGCCTAAATTTAGTTGGGCCGTATAGATATATTCACTATGACTTTTCTCCAGAGAAGGCTAACGAAGCCCCCTTCCTCATAGACACTAATGTAAAGCAGTCCTTCGGTGGAAGGGGGGGTTATGCGGAGGCAAAGATGGTAGATGTTTCTAGAAGCCTATCCTCAAAGGTCAGCCCACACGACGCTTTTAGAGTTAGACATCAAGTACACAAAGCGGCTTTCTTTGAGTGGTTTGCCTTGAAAGCAACGGTTTTGGCTAATGTAACAGGAAGACAATACACCTTTCAAATACCAGCAGGATATGAGTTAGGTAATCTTTTAGAACAAGCAGATGAAATAAAAATAGGAAATAGAGTACTTAGGATTTCTACCAATGGGATTGGTACTCTGAATACTACTCAGAATACTCAAGATATAACTTTCGACTCCGACAATAGGCTAGAAACAGAAAGTGATTTCAATGCTAATTCTTTTTCTTTATCTGTTGGAGATAGGATTTACAGAAGAGCATACAGTTCATCTAAAAATAATTTACTTACTACCTATCCACTAATAGAAGGAAGAGAAGGAGAATTTAAAGTAGTTCTTGTTGATAAAAACTATGTTTCTTTAGAAGCCACTGTAACTGCTACTAGTAGGGAACAAAAATACATAGAACTTTCTTTCCCTAATTCGGTAGGTCGAAAAGGAAGTACAACCTACTCTTCCTTAGAATATGTTACTGGTAATTACATACTAGAAGTAGAAAGATTCAACGGTACTATTGACCAAATAGAAATAGACCGAAATATGGGGCAGAGTTTGTTGACTATTTCTGGAAGAGATAACTATTCTAAACTAATATCAGCAACCATAAATAGGAATTCTAATTTTTCTGAAGACATCATTTATTCGTCGTATAGTCCACACAACAAACTAGAAAAATGCGGTGATTTGGCTGATTCCAGTGTGGCAAATAGTTCCTTTGTTGAGTTTGATTCATTAACCTTCACACTACTACTCTCCACTATTTCTAATGTTCCCCAAGTTGGAAATAGACTTTATGCTAAATATACTAACGGGGTAGTTGCCTATATTGGGGAGGTAGGTGAGATTTTTACTCCATATAGTAATACTATGGTATTAGTTACGCTAAAACACTTCCCATTAACCAAAGCATCATTTGTAACTACACACAATGTTGTAGAAATTTGGAGAGAAACCGAGAAAAACTACATACTAAACAAAGCACTATCTTCGGATAATCAACTGAGTTCCTTTGCTACTTCTTTAGGAGGTAATGCAGAAAAAGGAATTATTTTTAATAGCGGTAAGACTCTTGATGGTGTAGATTTAGTTGGGTCAACTACTAGTCGAGCAGGTGTAGATTCTAATGCAATAGGGTTTCATATCAGTGGTCCTTCTTCTGTAAGCAAAGAAGAAATGTTCCAAACTAGGCTTAGTGATGGCGGTACAACCTACGAAACATTTGATACTGTGAATACTTTGATGGATTTTACTGTAATAAATACATCAACTGTAGATGGTAAAACTACTATAGAATTGGCTCCATATGTTCCCGTAACTCTAGGTAGAGTAGACCAAAACGACTTCGACACTTACGACACTAATTTCTTAAAGGTAGGGGTTACTTCGAGTGGAAGTTCTGCTTTCGATATTACTGCAAATAGATATATAGACATTATTCCTAGCAGTACTTCAACTATAAAGGCGAAGGCGAAAGATGGTGAACCTATTTACATAGGCGCAGTATTTGTCGGATATAGTACTCAAGTCGTTGCTTATGATGTTATTGGAGGAACCGATACTTGGAGAATTTTCTTGGATAGGCCAGTTACAACTCACGAATCTGGTGATGAAGTATTTGTCGGAAATACTTCCACTATAGAAAATACACAATTTAGCGGCAAGAATACACATAACTTATATTTGGTAAATGGAGAACATTTGCATGGAGGTAAGATGGTTACTTTACTCAATTCTATGTTCGGAACTAGTACTTCAGCAGGAACTGCACCACACATTCAACCAACCTACTATAATTATTTTAGACCAACTACGGCATTAAGCGGTAACGATTCTACTGTTTTAGAAACTTATGTTGAAAGATTTGGAGTACCGCTGTATAAAATAAATCATATAGAAAAGGGAAAGTTCAATAGGAAAAGCCCTACAGTTGCTAGTGGTTTATATTCGACAGGACAAACAGAAGAGGTTTCTAGAAAATCTGATAGTAATTACTATGATGATGTTAGTAAATTACAATACTATGGTTCCGCATATAAGATGAACCAAGGAAGAGTTTCTACTGCCTTTAAAAAAATAACTGCTAGATTGAAAGAAACCGCACACCCCCACCTTCCAGTGGAAGAAAGAGGCTTTCACCCTGCAAGCGGGTCACTGTTTTGGGACTACTTCATCTTTGAATTGAATCACACTAAATCAAAAGTACTTACTACTCACGACCCAACTCTAGGTGGAAGAATAAAATCAAACTACTATGCTAAGGATTTCTTAGAACAATTTGATTCTAAAGCGGCTAGGCTCTTCTTGTTTGCTAATTCCGATATTTTACCATACTCAAAACTAAGAAGCGACAGTCTATTAAATTCTAATCGTGATTTAAAAGACTACAGGCTTTTGCTTTTGAACAAAGCAAGTGAAGATGAGTTGTCTACAAAACATTCTAAATATGCAGGTGCTGGTAAATCAAAGAAGTTCTTAGATAGCGACTACCAATCTGCAAACATTCTAGATTATGATGTTGCTGATGTTTCTAAACTTACTTCTTTTGGTTTAATGCGACTAACTGAATTAGTTTTTGATGCACAAATGAATCAAATAAGCCCCGAACATTTGCCAGATAAAAAGAAAACTATGCGTATTTTCAATTATCACTTTCACACTATAGAACCAGTGGGAGCAAAAGCAGACGGGGCCACAGTCACATTTTCGTTAGGTAGTAACTATATTATTACTACTAGTGCAAATGTAGACTTAGCCCAAAATGACATTATTTGTGACTCAGATGGAAATATGATTGGAGAAGTTGCGGCGGCTGTAAGTAATTCTACCACCATTACTCTTCGTTCGTTATATGGTGGTTCCACTTCAAAAGTAATTAACACTACTAGTACAGGAGGATTTGCTAGTGGGAATCTACACAAGGCTACCAAGTTTCAAACTGTGTTTAGAGGACATGGTGATAGCAAAGGAGCATCTAAGTTTGACTCTAGCATTCACCCGTTAATTTCAATACTGCATGGTGGTAAATTCTTAAATGCTACTTCTACGGCAGAATTAGGGGATGCATTAAATCACGATACTGCGTCGGCAAATTATCATAGTCATTTAATTCTTCCAATGATGCAAGGAGATTCCGGAGGTAATGCAGTATTTGTTGATAATAATGCTATAGCAGGACATTCTAGTTTGCTGTTAAAACAGTACAACAAACTCTTAAGCAGCAATGTAGATGTAGACAATTCTAACCTTGACCATGCTTCCAAGGAATTCTTAAGATATGGTATGTTTGGGGTTGTTCTAGATAGATTTGACATTGAGGGAGGCTCCGTTCTTTCCGAATCTGGTACAGTAACTCCGCCAGTAAATAATGCACATCTAAGAGAATATACAAATGGGACTTTGTTGAATTATGGTTTTACTGTAAGACCTAATTTCTTTACAAACCCAAACGGGGATAGGAGGGGCGATAATGATTCAGAAGAATCTACAACAACAACGGATGGAGAAGGAGTCTACATGGGGTTCAAGGTTAGAATTAAACTGCCTAGTGGTTCTTCTGTTGATGGGCCAGCAGGAACTACACTATACAAGTACACTCTAAACTCTAGCGACTATCCTTACTTGGACTACATTAAAGACTTGACAGGTTGTTATTTGGTATCCGAAAAAGGAGTAGAACATGCTAGCGGTACTGCTGTCACTCAAACCGTTTCTTTAGATACTCAACAGCCAGCAATAAACAACATAGCGCCTACTTCAATGGGATATGTAGTTACACATGAAATAGATAGTGGTAGCGCAACAAAAAGACACATATTGATTAGCGATTTCAATCTACCTGCTGGATACTATAGAGTAATGCAACCCAATGAAACCTGCACTTTCGAGTTCACTCCTAACAAAATAAAACTTAATACTTTGAGTTCCGAGTACACTAAAATGCCATATAAAAATGAAACATATAGTACGATGAAAGACTACTTGATAAAGGAAGAGAACTCTCCAGACCGCACTATAGATTTTGCTACTGGTAGTACTATAGAAAATATGGGACACAATGAAGGAGTTCTTTCAATGTATTGTACTGTAGATTTGGATGGAAAGGTACACGCTGGTAGTAAGGAGTATGTGGTATCTAGAAGCCCGCTTCGGGCGTTGTATCAGTTTGCCAACCTAGATACTAAAAAGGCAGAACTTCCCTCCGCCATGTGCATTAGCGACGGAAACACTACATATAAAACTTCTACCGAAATAGAATGGTTGGGTACTGGTACTAATGATACCATAGGAAGGGGACTAAGTATTATATTCGGTGAACACAAAGAAACTGACGGTGTGGTTTCTGTTTCTGATACCCTTACTATAACTACTAATTCTTCAGTTAAGGGGAGTAAGAGAGCAACTATTGGTTCAGTAGTGACAATAGGAGAAGAAACAGATACTCTTGTCAATAATCTCTTTGAAGAAAATGATATTGAGTTTACTTCTAGTTATTCGGCAGACTATCCTTTAATTGTGGCTCCTAACTTCAAAGGAACTGATTTGTTTTCCGCAGTTAATTATTTGCTAGAAAGGAAAAACAAAGCACTAATTCACACTAATGGTAAGTTTTCACTACTAGATAATGATGATACTGCTTTTGAATCCAAGGTTAAAATAACTGACAGAAATAATAAATTACAAATATATAGTTTTAGCCAATCTGATATTGTTTTCGACCAGTATAATGAAGTTCAAGTTTTCTCGAAAGACTTAGTTGGAATTAGAAAACACGGAAAGAACATTAAGAAACACGGAAGAAAGGTATTGGAAGTGACGGATAACAGTTTATCTAATCAATCGGAAGTAGATGCTAGAGCAAGTAAATTACTAAGGCAGAATCTAAAACCTACTAAAAAAGTTTCAATAGAATTAGGCCATGAATCTCTTTCTCAAATTAGACCCTCCGACATAATAGAATTAGAATTAGTACAAGAGGGATTGAAGCCAGCCCAATACATTGTTTTGGAGATGGAAATGTCACTTCAAGGAATGGTCAAATTGGAACTGGGAAGATTCACCAAAGACCTAACCGACAGATTTGCTGAAATGTTGATTGCTTCAAAGAAAGTAAGTTCAGAATTAAGAGATGATAAATCAAACCAAGTTCGTAGTTCTATGAGCGATTTCTCAGAAATAAAAATAGTAGAAAAGAAAATAGTAGTTAAGAATCGAGCCAATAATAGTAGCAACTCTTTTAACATTGGGTTTGAACAGACAATTGGATTCGGGGTCGCTTTAGGGTTCGGTACGGTGGGCGGGACTACTATAAGCATTGTATTGGAGGAAGAACTATGATTTTAGATGTGGCAAAAGAAGCAATAGCCCTCCATCTAAAGACCATTTATACTAAGGCTAGGGTAGGGGTAGGGGGACACTCAACCAGTCCTTTCTCTAGTGACTTAGATGTGCCTATTTTTAATGTCACAGTTTCCTCTTCTACTAGTGAAGGGGCTACCATAGATTTCAAATTTACAATAAACGGGGCGTCTATTGCTGGTCACACTATTAGAGAAATAGGTATTTTCAATAAAGCATATAGCAATTCGGCAGGAACTACTATAGCAGAATATACGGAAATGCTATCTAGAGTTTCTTTTGATGGAATAGGCCCCTTCGCATCGGGAGAAGATGTAGATTTTTACATTACCATAGAGGTTGAATGATATGACAGACAGCAGAAACATAGGACAATACAGCAGACTGCATTCTAATCCAGCAGGTAGTGGATTGGTTGACGGAGTAGATTTCCCCCATAGTGGGATACTAAAAGCAATGTCCGTAGGGTTACAGAACAGTTATGCTATTCTGAATGGAACTACCGCAGATGCTACTAAGAACTTTAGTATTGTTCAAACTGATTCTAGTGGAAATACTCAATTCGTAGTGAGAGCGGGTAGGATTGTTAGAGACGGAAAGTTAATGCCAGAAATTTCTACTAGTACATTCACTCAAGGAACCCCTTCTTCTTTCGATGAACCTACTAGTGGCAATGCATATTTCTTGCTCGTAGCAACTAATGCTAGCACTAATGTTCTAGCAATTAGAGGGGACAAGGCAACTGTAGATGTAGTTCCTCAATTAGAAACTGGAGATATTCCTATAGCAATCCTAAGATTAGATTATTCTGGGACAGTAGATAATAGGTCTATACAGTATCTAACTACGGCTAAGAGTGAAAATTCAGTAAGTATTGGTTTTGATGCTGGCAGTACTACCTATACAGAAGTAAGTGCTATTACCGGAACAGATGAAGGTCTGTTTATTTCGGGTATAGGAACTGCTACGGTTCAAGGTGCAGATAAAGTTTTAATTCAAGATACTGATGCTACGGGAGTGAATGATGTAATTAAAACGGTTACTGCCGCTTCCATTGCCGCATTAGCACCACAAGGAGATATTACTGGTGTTGATTTAAGTGAAGGAACAGGTATTGATATTGCTTCGGAAGCCAATACTGCAAGTGGGGCATATTCCGCTACTATTAATTTAAATTTGACAGAAATTACCGTAGGGGCTGGTTTGGATAATCCAGCCGCCACCACTCTTAATTTAGATTTAACAGAAGTTATTGCATCCGATGGTGCTAATAGAGTTTTAACTTCAGATGGTGATGGAACCCTTACAGCAGAAGCAGATTTAACTGTTAATAGCGGAGTTATAGGAATTAACAAATCTCTTATTTTGAGTGTTGCGGGCGCTACTGATTTTGAACCCACTGTTGTAAATGCTATAATTGATAAAAGCACTAACTCTTCATTACCGGGAACTAACCAACTTCTTTTACCATCAGCCGCTTCAGTGGCTTCGAGAGTTTTTAGACTTAAAAATATTCACGCCAATAATCCTCTAATCGTTACTACTCAATCAGGCGAAAAGTTTGACCATAATTTACCAAGCACAGATGTTCGTTGGAATAGCACTTCACAAATAACACTTAAACCGCTTCAAACTATTTTATTACAAGCAGTAACGGATAGTGTTACTGTGCCTTTACAGGATGCAATTTATGGTCTTACTCCCGGCTATTTAATTTTAGACACCGCACCAAAAGAAGCAGGAGATATAACAGAAGTTGCTGCTGGAACTGGTTTAACTGGGGGGTCTACAAGTGGTGTGGCTACTTTAAATGTAATTGGTGGAGATGGAATTACTGCCAATGCTGATGAAATAGAAGTAGCAGTTGATGATACAACGATTGAATTAAGTGCAAATTCTGGTTCTGGTACTGTTAGAGTTAAAGATGGTGGAATAGCCACAGCAAAAATTGCGGATGATGCAGTTACAGGTGCTAAACTGGCAAACAATATAGATATTGCAGGAACATTAGATGTAACAGGAGTTACTACTTTAGATGATAATTTAGTAGTAGCAACGGCTAAAACCCTTCTTGCTAGAAGACTACCTGTTGTTGCTTTAACCGCTTCGACTACTTTATCCGAAGCCACTCACGCAGGTAACTATGTTTTTGTTACAGGGAGTAGCATTGTTATTACTCTACCGGATAATCAAGGTGCAGGTGTTCATTTCACTATTATCAATAATGACGGTAATGGTTTTACATTAAGAACTGGTGGTGGTAGTAGTGCGGGTGATAACATGAATGGCGCACAAACTGATATTGCAGTAGCGGCTCGTAATGGTGTTACTTGTATTTCAACCGGAACTGATTATGTTGTTTTGGGGGTATGAGTTTGTATCTCGCTATTGCTGGTTCTTGCGCTGAACAAAAAGCCAATTCTAATAATCCTAATCTTTACAATTTGGCTTCAGTTGAAACTATTCACGAAACTAATTCTAATGATGCAGTAGGTATTAACTTCAACGCAGGTGCGGCTAATTCCGCATGGATGACAGGTTTCCAAATAATAGGGACTGATGGTTATGTTTCAAATAGAGGAAACCTTAATGCACATGATAGTGGTGATGTTTTTATCACTAAAATAGCCATGAGTTCTACTGGTAATGGGGCAGTAGTTAGACAGAATGCTTCGGGATTAGGACTCAACAGTTGTGATGGTTTTGCGTTAAACGATGATGCTACTAAGATACTATTGGCTGACTTTCATGGAGGTGTAATAAGAAGCGGAACTATGGCAGAAGATATTAATAATGCAACTTTATTAAATATAAATCTTAATGGTTCAAAGTCGGTTGCGGCGGGATTAAGATTTGTTCGTTGGAATAACGATGGTTCAAAGGATTACAGGGGGAAAGGTTTAGGAAGTAACCAAAGCATATTTTATCAATTTTTTTCTGGAACAAATTATTTAGTTGCATCGGGGGATTTTCCAGACAAAACTCTGACCTTTGGTTGGGAAGCAGGAAGCGATATGATATTTAATCCCGATGGTACTA